CGTCTGGTTGGGTATCATCCTCCTCTGATTCTTCAATTACTGGCTTCTTAACAGATTCTTTTTCTGGTTCACCTGATAACAGGTTAGCAATTTGATCCACCATATTTACGCTTCCAGCTTCACTCGAAAGTTCAGCCGTTGAAGTAGTAGCTTGGTCTGACATTTTTAATTTCCTTTTTGTAGTTGAGCTAATCGCCCAGTTTCTATATCTGAAGTTATATCATTTTCAATAATTTGTAATGCCTTTTGTTGAGCCTTTATTAATTTTAAACTTTCTATATCATCTGTAAACAAAAACTGACTATATAAATCTGCATTTTTCTTAATAATATAATCAGCCAAGTAATTTGAGTAAGCTCTGCTTGCTCTATTACCTAACTCTATCTCATCTTCAACCGTCATACATATTGTTCCTGTTCTGCTCATAATTAACATCTTGAGATGTATTTGATGATGATTCCAACTCTGTTAATTTAAGTGCTGTTTGAGCATACAACTGGTCATACTTAAACTTTATATCCTCTAAATCTTTTTCAGCTATCTGAACAGCCTTAGCTTTGTCTAATTCAGCCTTTAACTGCTCCAACTGAATCTGAAATGATTGTTTTTCCATTTCACGTTGATGTTTACCTAACTCAACCTGCCCTTTGATAGCTACATTCTGCATCTGCGCTTCTGCTGTAGTCGTTGCTGACTTAGCCAATTCAGCTTGCATACGCATTTGCTCAAGTTGTGCCTGTTGCGCTTCCTGCTGTTGTTGCTGTTGTGTTTGTTGCGCTTGTTGCGCTGCTTGTTGACCTTCTGGACTTGCTGGATCAACAAAATATTTATTAGCAGAGTCTAATCCTGAGAACTTACAGAAGTCATCTATAGTGGCATATATCTTATTAGGATTAGTAAGCGTTTGATTTGGCATACTCATAATCTTTTCTTGCAGTAACTGAACCTGCTGTATGGCTGCAAGCTTTGCTCTAGTATCACCAGTTCCAGTTCCAACTCTTACTGAACTTCTTGTTCTTTCTTCCCATTCAGATGGATTAACCTTAACCCATTGACCACGAAACTTAAAATCTTCTATAGTATCAACGTGCATGGTAACAAGATCACGAATCTTATTGCATAAAGGCTTGATACCAGTTTCACAGATAACACGAATTATTAGACCAACCAATTCTTCTTTGGCGTTCATCATTCGCTCAACACCTTGTGAGCCAACTGCATTTCCAACATTTTCAGGACTTGCTGTACCATCTGCTGATACACCAGTTCTTCCTGCTTTTACTTCATCAAGATACTGCATCATACTAAATGCTGCATCACCAATAGCAGGTGTTTGCAACGGCATTATTGCATCAGTTCTTTTTACTCGGATTAATCCACCAGGTCTTGATACCAAAAGATCATCAAGATTAACTTGACCTTCAAGCACCACGTTACGCTGATTGTTTTGCAGATACATGTTATCCATGATGTTGCGGATAATTGCAGTCTTATTGTCTTGGATAGACTTCAGACGGTCATAGATTGATAACCCTTGGAACTTGTGTGACATCAATATCGCTGTGGTGCTAATCCAAGGCAAACTATCTATTTCTTCCATGCTTAAAATAACAGTTGGAGTTTCAACTCCTGCAACTGTTACTTTCATTAATTCAGCTATTCCATCACCATTGACATCAAGCTTTAGATAACACTCAGTAACCTCTACTAATCTGTTAGCATCATCTGAGCTTAATACTGATGGAACTTGTGTTGGTTCATTTTGATAGTTAAATCTATATGCAGACCTAAGCAAATCAGAACTAACTAAGTCTTCAATGTCTTCATCTTTATAACCTTCTTCTCTTAGATCAGAAAGTGTCTTGTTGACAATGTGACATGTAAATCTAGCATTAGCTAAACTGATATTGTTATGTTGCGTGTTGACTCTGAACTCTTCAGGAGCAACAGGATCAATACAAATCTTTCCACATTTCTCAGTGACCTTAATTTTTGCACTGTATGTTGTAGGTTCTTGTTCTAATGGATTTTCTGATTGACTTTCATCTTCAGTTAATTCCAATATCTCACTATCTTCATCCAACAGAGCAACAGCTAACTGATCTTCTGTTAATCCTGAATAGTTGTATGTGGTTATCTTTTCATCATCTTCATAATAAACTTTTAACATTCCATTGCGTTGCATAAGTGCATCTTTCACAAATTGATGGATTAAAGTAAACCCATCATTTTGCTTCATCAATACATCATATACATATTCTGATTCAATTTGTGCCTGTAATTCATCTCCTTCATTAACAGGATCAAAAACCACCACCTCATTATTCTGAGTAAATGATTTCATAATCTGAGGCATTATCCACTCAATAGCATCAGCAACATCTGTTGATACCAATGAGCTACGCCCTTCCTGTTCATTACCTAATGGAAGCCCAAGATAATATCTTAAAGGTTCTTCTAATGCAGAAGATGAAGTTGTCGTAATATCGGCATTAGCCATTTCATTTTGGATAATTGCCAATATTTCTGAATCAGTCATTTTTGCCATCTTAGCAGCCTTTTTTCTTACCAGGCATCATTGGAGATGGAGCTTTTTTTGATTTAGACTTAGCCATTTTTAATCCTCTGTTATTAAATTACACCACGTTGTATATATGAATAATCTAATGCTCCAGAACTCCAAGAGTCATTAGTCATATTCTGTTCTGCCATTGCAAGATACCTAAAACAATCAGCTCCGTGAGATGAATCATCATGAAGTGGTGCGCCAAATGTACCAGTGCTTTGGTTTTGTGTTCTTCTATATCGTTTGATTTGATTAAGTAACTCTGACGCTTTCTTATCAATCCAAACTCTGCCAAACATCATCCTTGCCATCTTTATTCCTTCCTCGATGTCCTCACGTCCTAAAACATTAACGCTTCTTCCTAAATCCATTAATATTTCTTCTGTAGACCTTCCTGACTTAAAGTCACGACTGCGACCATCATGAGGAATATAATCTGTGCCATAATTGTAACCCTTTGTATTCAATTCAGCAATGTAACTATCTAAAGTACGATGTGAATCTTCAATATAATCAATAATCCTTACTTCACCAGAGCCTGATCTCTGCACCATCATTATAGACATAGAATCGTTCCAACCTAAATCCCATACTGTATGAACTTTCAATAGTGGATCGTATGGAGCATTGCCTAGTCTTTTTTCAAGATGAAGTTTGGTTATCTCATTAACGTAAATAGCACCTTCAACAGCAGGACGACATTCTCCATCCCAAACTGTTTTATATCCTTCAGGATCACGCTTTAACCAGTTTATTCTTTCCTTTTCAAGTTCCTCTGGAAACCAAGGATTATCAGAATAGTTGCATTTTATAACAACAGCTTCTTCATTATCTGTCAATACAAATCTTTTGTACGTTTCATCAGTATCAAGTTCTGGATTAAAGGTAATCCATATTTCGCTGTTTGGCTTCCTTATTGTAGGTATTAAAACGTCCCATGATTTCTTAGTACAAACCTGAGCTTCTTCAACCCAACATATATCAACACCTTCAAAAGACTTTAAGTTTGTAATGCCTTGTTGACGAATACCTGCAAAACTAAACTCAGAACCATTAATTCCAATTATCTTTGTTTCAAGAACTGTAAACATATGCTGTAAACCAAGTATATCAATCTGATCCTTGAGCAACTTATGTACTGATTCTTGTATAGACTTCTGTGTTTCACGAGCGCAAAGAACTCTTATCGGTTCATTAACAGACTTAATGATTAATGCTCTTGCAACACTCCAACTCTTTCCTGATCCACGTCCACCATAAATTACTTTATATCTTTTTGGCTTAAATATATCTTTAAGACTTGGAGGAAACTTTGCCTTAATCGTCGCCAAATGAAACCTCTATCCTGTGGACTATTGCTCCACCATCTGCACCTGTTACAGTATTGTCACTTCTTGCTAACTTTGGAACATGATATTCAATAACACTTTGAAATAACTGAAACGCACGCTCTGGATTTGTTTCAGCAACTTGGTCAAGCCATCCTGTTAATCTGTGAGCATTTCCATCAACAAAATCTGCAATAGCTTGTCTTGCTTGTACAGTTGCAACATTTTGTACGCCCTTTTGACGACCACCTGTTTTTTCTCCACCTGCTTTTCCTAATGTTGCCATATCTAATTTTGTCTTTTTTAGACAACTCCTTATCTTAAAATTAGTTATTAAAAATACTGAGATTTCCAATTAATAAACGCCACCTTTGGCGACTCACCATAAGCAACCCTGTCTGCACTATAGCACTTCCAGTAATTGCCAACCCATTTAATCTTTGGTTTTATAGCTATCTTCATCTGCCTTAAACCTTCTTATCTTTTTCCTATTCTTGTTGCTTGTCTTTAATGCCATTTATTTACCTGGTATGTACTGGCATATCATTCTGAATATACCTTTTCTCATTACAGTTTTTACCATAACACCACTTTTGTTTCAAGCTATACAACATCATCCAATTAGTGTGCTTACATATAGCAACCTGTTTTGGTGCGCTAAATAAATTTATAGGTGGAAACCTCATAACAAATCCTTAAAAATCTCATAATACAACCATTGCACAGCAACATAACCAACAGCTACCCAGATCATTATCTCAATCATCTCTCTTCCTCTTCAACTTTCATATCTTGATAACGCTCTAAAGCATCAATAGCTTCTTGCACATCCTGTCCTTCATCTTTGTTCCCTCTTGCTCCTGCACATAACAACTTCTTGATTGCATGTTGTAGGCATGGATCTGTAACTTCAAACAACTCCAACACTCGATACACATCAACTGCATCTAAATGTGTCACCTTCTTAAAGTAATGATTATGTTTCATTCCACCCACTCATTCCACAACACAATAATAAAAATAATAACACAAATGGCATAAGGTAAAACCTTTAACGTATCAACCATATCATCAATCCCAACAAACCAATAAAAAACCCTATTACCAAAGCAATAGGCATCAAATACCATTTAGTCATTTTTCTTTTCATAATTTTCCAATTTTTATCATTTTTAAGATAACTTGTTGATTTTAAAATAAATACTTGTTCGTGGGTCACCATAAAAACACTCTAAATTTATGGTGTCCCCTAATAACTAATTGATTTTTATAACAAATATGCCATTTGGGTCACGTGGGTCACCATTTTTGCCATCGCAGTCTTTTCTATAAGAGAATATATTTTTTTTTATTTCTTATTAGCATTTACGTAACTTATACAGTAAAAAATATATATTTCTCTCATGATAACGATTTTACCTATATTACCCTGTCTTGGTGACCCATATAGTATATATAATATAAAAATCAATAACTTACTAGGGGACACCATTGGGTCACCATACCTATTTATGGTGACCCAAATGACCAAGTGGTGACCCCTATTTCATCTAAAAATCTAAAAATCTAAAAATCACACTTTCTGTAAAAATTCTGCACTGCTGAAATGCGTGGGTCACCACTTTCAAAATTTTTCATCCAAACAGTGTGTTTTTCTTTCTTACCCTCATTTTTTGAAATCTTAACTCGGTTAGGAACTTTCTGAAAACCCATTCCTAACAAAATATGTTGAGTCATTTTTGCTGGTGGTAACTGAATGCCATCAGCTTCAAAATCCATTTTTATGCAAGATGCCAGATAAGTTAAATCAATAACATCTTCATTTATAATTTCACAATTAAACTTATCAATCAAATCGTGCATATGCTCAACTTCCACATTTGCCGAATAATTAATCATAGCCGTTCTTGCACTGGTCAATGGCGCACGGCTTTTAGGTTTAAAATCAGCACTAATTTGCCTGTTCATTAAATAACAAGCAATAGCATCTATTCTTCTTCTAGTTTCCAAAAACAAAGTTTCAAAATAACGATCAGCAGCTTCCATTCCCCCTAAAACCTTATACAACTGCTCAGTGGATTGAATAGCCCCATAGATAATGCAAAAAGCCCGTTCATCTTCAGTAATAGCCAAAGCATCAGGATGATTAGTAAAAAATAAATAACTGGCAAAATTAGGCACATTCCTATGATCCTGGTTTTTTTCTTCAATTTGCAATTCCTCATTTCGAATATAGTCTTTAATCTTGTTCATCAAAGCATATTTATCATTGCCGGATACATAAATCTCCTCAATGATATTCAGAACAGACCCTGTAGCCCATGCCGAAAACCGACCCAATATGGCTTCAGGTTTAACCTTTTGTACATTACGCCCTAAAATACCCTGCATCACAACACTAAAATAAGATTTACCTGTACCTTGTGCGCCTTGCAATAATAACGCCCAATGCAAACGCTCACCAGGCTTTTGCACAATATGCGACATCCAATCCAACATAATAGTCTGTTCACGCTCATTGGCAAAAGTCATACGAACATGTGCCAGAAACAAATCAACTACTTTTTGACCATCAGCATCAAGATCAGCCTCAGCCTCTAAACTAGCCAAAGACATAACATCACTGACCTTATAGGTATTCAGCATATCCTTACCCTGATACCCAAAAAACTCCCCTGCAAGCGGAAAGTACATGCCATCAACAACAGTTGGCATAGGGTAATTAATACTCATTAACTGTGATGCAGAAACTTCTTCATCTTTACATTCAATAGTGCCACTGAACTTTTGGTTAAAGGCTTCTCTATTCAAACTATAATTCTTAACTATATTATGAAACTTACAACGTGTTTCAATATAAATCCAATCTTTAGCCCACTCAGGATAGTCACTAGCTACTAACTCATTAACGGTTTCTTTCTTCTTAGGCATCAACTCCTTTTTAATAGTTGCTTTGCTAACACCAACTTCTTTACCCCAAGATTCATAAATTTCTTGAGCAAGTAATTGCCGTTTGCTTTCAGGAAATAAAGTTAAAGCTGTTTTGCTTAACTTCTTACGCAACTTGTCGTAACTATCAACATCAACAACACCATTGCCAACAGAAACAACTTCAATAGTGCCATCAGCGTGTTCAACATCCACAACTTCAGCAGGGTTCATTATTTCTTCAAAATACCCCAACACCTCTTTTTCTTTTAGTTCATTAGCCTTTTTAATAACCGTAGCAAAAGTTAATCGCTTTTTGCCTACACGCTTTTTATCAAATGAACGCCATTTTTTATCCATCTTTGTTTCATCAAATCGAGCAAGATCAAGTACAGACCAATCCCACCAAATATTAAAACCTTGCTCACTTCCTTCATACTGATGATACAAAGCCCTGCCAACATTCAACCAATCCTCATACTCAACTATCCCTTCAGCTTTATATATTTCTAAACACTCAGCCACTTGCTCATCAGTAACATCTGACAAGGGTTGATCATTAACAAATGCTTCTAAATCATAATCACCTTCAGAAAAAGAATAATTATCTTCAATTGCTCTAAACTTCTCTATGTCAAAATCATTAATATCTAATAACTCACCGTCTTTGCTAAAAGTAAACGCATCATAAACACCTTCAACAGATGCAGAAGGCATATACATAGCAAGTTCAGGTTTGAACCCATGAGCATCAAATTTAAACTCTTTAAACTCATCTGCCAACGCCTTGCAAAAAGGTTCATAATCCTGAGCAGGTATTTCTGAAGCTAAAGGTATAACTATTCGAAAACGTGGAGCATCAACAGTGCTAGAGTAAGTGGAGTAAGCCACCAATGTATAAGGAAGCGTGTGTTCAAGCTCCAACAAAACATCTTCAGCAGTACCCTCATAACTATCAACATCAATAGTAACCAAACTTCTACTGAGCATGTTCTCAGCATTGCGATAATTGTTTGCGAAAGTACCTCCTACAAAATAACCATGTTCATCTTTACTTTTACCAACTTTGTGAGTAGTAAACACACTGACCAACTTCTCCCAAGTAGCGGTTCTAAGTGTACACTTAGCACTTGTCTTTTCACCTCTGGATATAGTATATGTTTGCATATTAGCCCCGATGCTCTATGATAGGCATCTCGATAGCCTTCAGTTCTCCGTTAGTTATCTTCTCGATCTGGATAGCCCTATTTGCTGGAATAGTACCTAATTTTATCCATTCCCCCACAGCCTGACGGCTTACACCAAGACGCAAAGCCAGCTTACGCTGATTGCCAAAGTGCTTAATAATTAATTCTGTATTCATAGTTGCTTTCTTCCCAATGACAATGTAGACTTGACACTCTACTTTATTTTAATAGAAGGCGCAAATAAAAATGACAGCACATGCGAAATTAAGTGCATCAGGATCTCACACTTGGTTAAAGTGTACTGGTAGCATAAAAGCCCAAGAACCTTACACCAATACCTCTAGTACATTTGCTCAAGAAGGAACTGATGCACATGAGTTGGCTGAATGGTGTTTGAGCAAAGAATTAAACCCTTTTGACTTTGAAGGTAAAAAGTTAGATGGGTCAGCTAACATTATTACTAAAGAAATGTGCATCAATATACAAGTCTATCTTGATTTTATTGCATTAATAAAAGGAAGGGTTGAAATAGAAAAACGAGTAGACTTTTCAGATTATGCACCTGAAGGTTTTGGTACAGCAGATTGTATAATTTATAACCCTGATGAAAGTTTATTAACTATTGTAGATTTGAAGTATGGAAAAGGGATAAAAGTTAATGCTTATGAAAATAGCCAGTTAAAACTTTATGCACTTGGAGCGTTATCTGATTATCCCCTTAACTATAAAATAAAAAAAGTTAATATGGTAATAGTGCAACCACGCCTAGACCATATAGATGAGTTTTCTACCACTGTTGACGAGTTGTACCGGTGGGGGGAATTTGTTAAGCAACAAGCTGCTATTGCTCTATCTGATGATGCACCAAGAACACCAGGTGATGAACAATGCCGATGGTGCAAACATAAACCCTTATGCCCAGAACTACTGCAATTAACAACGGATACACTATTAAGTGAGTTTGATAATTGCGATACAACGCCAGTAAACAGATTAACCGATGCCCAGTTGACACAAGTATTGACTAATGCTCCCTTAATCAAGTCATGGTTGTCAGCAGTTGAAGATTATATAAAAGACAAACTAGAAAATGGTGAAGAATTTAAAGGTTTTAAACTGGTAGAAGGTCGCAGTAGCCGCACATGGACTAATGAGGCATTAGCAGTTACAACCTTAACAAATTTATACACACATGAAGAACTGTTTGAACAATCATTTATATCAGTTCCCAAAGCTGAGAAGTTATTGGGTAAAAAGAATATGGATATTATTAATGATTTGATTATTAAAAAAGCAGGTAAACCAACATTAGTGCCAGCAAACGATAACCGCAGATCAATATCAGTTTCGGCTGATGATTTTGATTAAAATAAATTTGACACTTAGCAAATGTCAATGTAGACTTTACAAGCCAATTAAGGCACAAAACTAAAAGGTAAAATAAAATGTCAAAAATTAAAATAGAAAATGTACGTCTTTCTTTCCCATCTTTGTTCAAAAAATCTGTATTTGATGGTGTTGAAACAAAGTTTGAAGCAACTTTTTTGTTTGAAAAAGGTTCACCTACTCATAAAAAAGTAGAAAAAGCGATTGATGATTACATAGAAGAAAAATTTGAAGGTAAAATCCCTAAAGGTTTAAAAGTAACTGTTTTTAAAGATGGTGATGAAAAAGAATATGACGGTTATGAAGGTATGATGGCACTAAAAGCTGGAAATACCAAACGCCCATTGATTATTGATGCTGATAAAACACCATTAGTTGAAGAAGATGGTCGATTATATGCTGGGTGTTATGTTAATGCTATATTAGATTTCTGGTATTCAGATCATCCTAAAGGTGGAAAACAAATTCTAGGTAATTTAATTGCCGTACAATTCTATAGAAATGGTGAACCATTCTCCGATGGCGCATCGGCATCTGTTGATGATTTTGAAGATGTGTCTGAGTTCTAAATACTTTTAAACTGATACTTATCAACTAAGCCCCTTAATTGGGGCTTTTTTATCATCACAAGGAGCAACAATGGCAGTATTGATTGATGTGGAATGTTATAAAGACTATTTTCTTTTTTGCGCTAAAAATAGTAAGTCAGGGAAGATTACTAAAATTCCTATGCACGCTGATTGTGAGTTAAATAAAGAACTATTAGGTGAAATATTAAAAGTAGAACTTATTAGCTTTAATGGTAATAACTATGATCTACCAATTATATCTGGAGCATTAGCAGGATGGGATTGCCAAAAATTACATGATTTATCAAATCAAATAATACTAAGTGATAAACCAACTTATCAGATTTTAAAAGATAAAGATTTAACGGTAAAAAATTATAACCATATTGACCTTATAGAAGTTGCCATTGGAGTTGCTTCATTAAAGATATATGGTGGTAGATTGCATACTCAAAAGATGCAAGATTTACCTATAGACCCACAAAGTTCCATATCGCCAGAACAACGTGAAATATTAGAACTCTATTGCCAAAACGATTTGGAATTGACGGAGCTTCTTTATAACAAGTTATTACCTCAAATAAATCTACGTAGAGAAATGAAAGCCACCTACGGTATGGATTTACGTTCTAAATCTGATGCTCAAATTGCTGAAACAGTTATTAAATCAGAACTTAATGCTATAACTAATGATACATATAGCCCCAAAGATTATGCAGAAGGATTTGTCTTTAATTATAAAGACCCTTTGATTATTTCGTTTAAAAATCCAGAGCTAATTAATATTTATAATAGTTTGCTTGAACAAGAATTTACTTTGTCAGCTAAAGGTTCTGTACAGATGCCAACATGGTTGGCTAGACAGAAACTAAAAATAGGCAACACTATTTATAAAATGGGAATTGGTGGTTTACATAGTTGTGAAAAAAGCCAATTAGTAAAAGCATCATCTGCTTATTTAATAAGCGATTTTGATGTGACTTCTTTTTATCCAAGTATTATTTTGCAACAAGAACTTTATCCTGAAAATATGGGTAAGAATTTTTTAACTTTATATCAGTCTATTGTAGACCGAAGAGTAGCCGCTAAACGAGATAAAAATACAGTTGAAGCTGATGTACTTAAAATTGTATTAAATGGCTCATACGGCAAATTTGGAAGCAGATTTAGTGCTTTATATTCACCTGAACTATTGCTACAAACTACTATAACAGGGCAATTAAGTTTGCTAATGCTAATTGAAGTATTAGAAGAAAATAACATACAAGTTGTTAGTGCAAACACTGATGGAATTGTAACTAAATATCGAGCAGAAGATAGTGAGTTAGTGCAGAAACTACTTGCCGAATGGACATTAAAAACAACTTACAATCTCGAACAAACAGACTATAGGATAATAGCTTCAAGGGATGTTAACAATTACTTAGCAGTTAAAACTGATGGTAAGACAAAAGGAAAAGGTTGTTTTGCTGATCCGTCATTGTCTAAGAACCCTGACGGGCAAATAATTTATGAAGCAGTCATAGCTAAAATAGCATCAGGTAAACCGATTAGCCAAACTATTAAGAAATGTACTGACATTACTAAATTTGTGACTGTGCGTACGGTTACCGGTGGTGCAATGTGGCAGGATACGTATTTAGGAAAAGCCATAAGATTTTACCATACTTCAATACCAGAATTGAAAGAAGTAACTATAACCTATGCTAAAAATGGCAATAAAGTGCCATTAAGTTTAGGATGTATGCCACTTATGGATTTGCCAGATACTTTTCCTACTGATATTGATTATGATTATTACATTATGAAAGCAAATGAATTATTAACAGGAGTTGGTTATGCTTGAACGAGATATAGAAAAAGCATTATGTAAAAAAGTAAAAGAATTAGGAGGGACATGTGAAAAATACACTAGCCCAAGTAGACGTTCTGTGCCAGATCGCTTAATTATGCTCCCTGATAAACGTATTATTTTTGTAGAGTGCAAAGCACCAGGTAAAGTTCCAACAATAGCTCAAAAAAATGACCATGACCGCAGAAGAGCTATGGGGTTTGATGTAAGAGTAATAGACAGTATGGAGCAAGTTAATGCCTTCCCGAATTGATTTACACGAATATCAAAATAGAGCTGTTGATTTTATAAAAGATAAAAAACGCTCATTTTTAATGTTAGAAATGGGTTTGGGCAAAACAGTATCAACATTAACTGCTATTAGCGATTTATTAAAAACTAAATTAGTAAAAAAAGTATTAGTAATAGCCCCATTGCGAGTAGCTAATTCTGTGTGGGTTCAAGAATCACGCAAATGGGAACATACTAAACATTTATCTGTAGCTAGGGTGTTGGGTGACCAAAATACACGTCTTAAAGTTTTACACTATGACTACGATGTTTATGTCATCAACCGAGAAAATGTGCAATGGTTAGTTAATCATTACGGTAAAAAATGGGCATTTGATATGGTGGTCATTGATGAATCAAGTTCATTTAAAAACCCTGCAAGCCAACGCTTTAAAGCCATGAAAAAGATACTACCTTTTGTTGAGTATATGGTTCTCCTGACGGGTACACCTTCCCCTAATGGGCTATTAGACTTGTGGTCGCAATGTTATCTTGTTGACTATGGTAATTCATTAGGGCGCACTATGACTGCATATAAGCAACGCTTTTTTGAGCAAGATTATATGGGATATAGCTTTACTCCAAGAAAAGGCGCACAAGCATCAATTCAAAAACTGATGCAACCTTATAGTTTATCAATGCAAACCGCTGATTATTTGGAATTGCCAGATCGAATTGATTTGATAGAAGAAATAGAATTAGACACTAAAAGTTTAGCTTTATATAAAGCCTTTGAGCGTGATTTATTTTTAGAGTTTGAAGGTCATCAAGTGGAAGCCATCAACGCTGCTGTATTAGCTAATAAGTTGCTGCAATATTGCAATGGCGCAATATATGTCGATGAATATAAGAATTGGGGAGAAATTCACACCGCAAAACTTGATGCTCTAGCTGAATTAATTGAGCAAAATGACGAAAACATCCTTGTAGCTTATAACTATAGAAGTGATCTTGAACGCCTACAGGCACGTTTTCCAACAGCAGTACGCTTAGATCAACATGATGAAACTATACAAGCATGGAATAGAGGTGAAATTAAATTGTTATTAGCCCATCCGCAATCAGCAGGACATGGTATTAACCTTTATGACGGTGGGTGTATGACCGTTTGGTTTTCATTGTGTTGGTCATTAGAATATTACCAACAATTCAATGCAAGATTATATCGTCAAGGGCAAACTAAACCGGTACGTATTGTACATTTAGTTGTAAAAGACGGCATTGATGGCAGAGTGATGCAAGTTATAAATGAAAAAGATGCCACGCAGAATCGGCTATTGAGCGCATTGCGTTAATAAATGTCAATCTAGGGTTGACATAATTGTTTATTGGTTTTAATCTATACCCACATTAACAACAACTAGAGAGAAATTATGAATAACAAACAAATAGCGGTTATTGTATTAACCGTTTTAACATGCGGTTTTATCATTGGCAATACATTTTCTAACAACGATAAAGCATCTTTGATCCACAAAACCCGTAGCGGTAGCTTCATTATCCAAAAAAACCTTAAGGGAGAGGAGCAAATCTATCAGGTGCTAGAATTGCCTAGCAATGTTCCTTCATTTGTAACACCAAGAGGTGAGTTCTGATGAAAGGTCAAGTAACTTATGATTGCATGGCGGAAGAGTTTGAATATGAGTTTGATGATGATCAAATTGGTATTCAGCTACAAGTTGATGATCTGGTTGACAACATGCTAACAGATTGTGAAATTGGTGGTACTATGATTGCACAATCATTTGTTGATTACTGCCAAGCATTAATCAATGGTGAAATCATCGACAGCGATGGTTCAGAGTTTTTTCAAATCATAGAACATGCGGTTATTTCGCCAAGATTTGAAGATCGCCATGAACCAATAAATCAACTTATTCAAACTGCTATGCACTGGCAGGCATTGAAAACAGTTACCTCCTTAGGGTAAACCACTCGCCCAGCTTATGACTGGGCATTTTTTTGAGGTTTATATGAGAAATTACATAATTACAGCCATAATATTGATGGCGATCAGCAACACCGCTTTTGCAAAAGAACCAACAAGCAAACATTGCCTTCAACTTGGTAGGCAGTATCGCCATGCTGTACGCACAAATAACCCTATTAAGCACAAGTTAGCTGAACGGTTATGGGCTGAGTGTGGGAAATAAACAAATTTTATAGGCAGTGAAACCGCACTCTTTGATAGAAAAGACAAGGATGTAGCTAGGCTACGCTGGAAGCTTGAAATTTTACCAATGTTAATGAT